ACCGGCGATCCATGTACGCCGGAGACGTTGACGTTTGTCGATCACCTGATGCCGACCCGGATTGGTTACACAACGGCATTCGGCTGGACGGATGCCGAAGTGGACGCGCTGTTTTCCGAGGCGGACGCGGTTTAGAAAATGCAAGCCGGCAAACTCCGTCACCGCATCACGATTCAGACGCGGACCGACGCGCAGGACGGTTTCGGGCAGCCGGTCGCGTCATGGGCAAATTTCGTCACCAACGAACCGGCAGAGAAACGCGATCTGTCTGGTCGCGAACTGATCGCCGCGCAGGCCGTGCACAGCGAAACAACGACCGAGTTCGTGATTCGCTACCGGTCTGGGTTCGATGCCAAGGCGCGCGTACTGTTTGAGGGCGCCGTGTGGACGCTGAATGCCGTACTCGATCCTGACGGTCGCCGCCGCATGCTGCGCCTGCACTGCTCGCGCGGGGTGAATGACGGATGATCTCGGCAAGAGTCGAAGGTCTTTCAGACCTCGCGAACAGGCTGAAAGAGTTGGACATCGAAATGCAGACGCGCCTGCTGGCTGCGTCAACCGCAGCAGCGGCGGCAACCACACGCAAGGAAGTCGAGCTTCAGGCGCGGGCACGGTTCACCGAGCGAACCGGCGCGCTGTTTCGCGCGATCTACGTCAAGCGCAAGAAGACGGGGAACGACTTCCAGGCTTGCTACTTCATCGGCATCCGGAAGGGCAAGCGGTACCGCAATCTCACGCTCAAGTTCGGCAAAAACAAGGGCCAAACCGTGAACATGGACGCTTTCTATGCCGGATTTCTTGAGTTCGGCACCAAGCGCATGCAGCGTCATGCGTTTATGCGTCCCGCATTTGAGGCGAAGAAGCGGGATGCCGTTGTTGATGCCAAAGATCGCATGCGTCGCGGCTTGCAGAAGTACGGCCTCCGATGAGTATTGAACAAGACGTTGTGACGCTGCTGTCACCGCTGGTCAGCGGGCGCGTCTATCCGGACGTTTCGCCGGAAGACATCCGCGATCCGCACATCGTGTACAGCGTCATTTATGGCGCCGGCTTGGATCATCTGGAAGGCGATCCCGGCCTCAAGAATCTGCGCCTGCAATTCGACTGTTGGGCGACCACAAAGGCGGCGGCGGTAAGTCTGATGGATTCCGTGCTCGCCGCGTTTCGAGCATCAACACTGAGCAACAACCTGATCGGTCGCAACCCATCCGGGTATGACGCACCAACAAAACTGCATTCTGAATCGCTAGACATCTCCGTCTGGCAGTAGCTGCGCGCCCGCGCAAACAACCAATGACCCGCTTCGGCGGGTTTTTTATTTTCTGAAAGGCAAATCATGAGCGCAAACGCACTCAGCGCGCAGGGCGCGACCCTGACTATCGGCACCACGGGTGTAGCAAAAAACATCACCGCGATCACGAAGGCAAACCCCGCAGTAGTCACCTCGACGGCGCACGGCTTGACCGATGGCACGGTGGTTACCATCGCAGCCGTCACCGGCATGACTGAAATCAACGGCAAAGTAGCCGTCACCCGCAGCACTGGTGCCAACACGTTTGAGTTGGTCGGCGTCGATTCGACGTCGTTCACAACTTACACGTCTGGCGGTACCGCAACGCCGACGGCGGCCAAGGTCGGCAACTGGAAAACCTGGTCCGGGCTTGACGGCCAGGCCAGCGACATCGACGTCACCGATCTGGACTCGCTCGCCAAGGAGTATCGCGCCGGCCTGATTGACTACGGCTCGTTCTCGGGTACGTGTCAATTCAGCCTGACCGATGCCGGTCAGATGGCGCTGCGCTCGTCGCAGGCGGCTGCAGGTCCGTCGTCGGCGTTCGTCATCACGCACAAGTCCGGCGCGATCCTCGCCCGCTTCAACGGCTACTGCAAGCAGTTCAGCCAGTCTGGCGGCGTTGATCAAGTCGTCGATTCCAACTTCAGCGTGAAGATCAGCGGGGCCGTCGCCTACGCGTAATGACCGCTTCGGCGGTTTTTCCATTCCTCGCCCGCCACGCGCGGGCGCTTTCATTTTCTCGGAGACCACATGAACACACGCGATCAACTGCTCGCGAAACTGATCCTGCCCGTTGAGCCCGTCGAGGTTGACGGCATGACCATCTACCTGCGCGACGTGTCGTATGGCACACAACTCAAGATCGCCGATATGCGGCTTGCTGAGCAGGAGAAGATTTCGCCAGCCATGATCGCAGAGTTTCAGCGGCTGACCATTCTCGACTGCGTCTGCGACGAACATGGAAATCCCCTGCTGTCGGCGGAAGACTGGGAAACAGTCAAGCGCTCAAACGGCAAATTGATCGTCGCCCTGTGGGAGAAGATCAACGAGCGCAACTCCGCGAAGGAGGAAGACGCGGGAAACGCATCCGGCGTAGCGGGTTCCGCCGTGAACGAGTCGAGCTCGCAATCGCCCTCGGCTGCTGGCCAAGCGACGTTGACCGCCGCGCACTGATCGAACCAGACGACGTGCGCGACATGCTGGCCTACTTCCGCGAGATTCGCCCCCCGCAGGGGCTTGCGATGGAAACCATGCTGGCCGCATTGCTCGCGCGCGTCGTCAACGCCACACGCGGCGAAGGGCAGCGACCGGTTGCAATCGACGACGTATTGCCGTGGTCGGAGATCAACCGCATTCGCTCGAAGGGTACAGAAGAACTGACCGTGGACGAGTGGCGGAAGGCCATGAGGCACACCTATGGCTGATTCACTCGGCGCACTGACGATCAAGTTTCTCGGCGACATCGCCGAGTTTCGGACGACGCAACAGCAGGTACTTGACCTGTCAAAGCAGACGGCAGCAAACGTCAACAAGGCGTTTGACTCCGTCCAGTCGTCGATCAAAGGCGCGCTCACCGGCATGGCGGCGGTGGCGTCGTTCACCTTTGTCAAGGGTCAGTTTGACGCCTTCGTGTCCGGGGCCGCAGGGCTCAAGGACATGTCGGAGCGCACCGGCGAGACGGTAGAAAAGCTGTCCGGGCTGGTCGCTGTCGCCAAGGTCGGCGGGCACTCCGTCGAAGGTCTCGAAACGGCCATGCTCAAGCTCACCAAGGGCATGGCCGGCGCCGACGAGGAGACAAAGGGCGCCGGGCATGCGCTGGAATTCCTCGGCATCAAGTCGCGCGACAGCGAAGGTAAGCTGAAGTCGTCCGGCGACATGATCGTCGAGATTTCCAAGAAGCTGGCGCAGTTCAAGGACGGCCCCGGTAAGGCGGCGGTCGCGATGGACTTGTTCGGCAAGTCTGGCGCGCAACTGCTGCCCATGCTCAAGGACTTGGAGGAGTCGGGAGAGCTGGTCGTCAAGGTCACTGCCGAACAGGCAGAACAGGCGGACCAGTACGAAAAGACCATTCGCCGCCTGACGGCCGCGAAGACGGCGCTACACAAAGAGATCGCGATGGGCGTGTTGCCCGTCGCTCAGCAGTTCGCCGATGCGCTGCTGGAACTCAAAAAGAAGAACGACAACGTCACCGACTCGGCTAAGAAGCTGCGCTCGGAAGGTAGTATCGAAGATTGGGCGCGTAGCGGCGCGCTCGCCATCGCCACACTGATTGATGGCGCTCGCGCAGTGCCTACCGTATTCAAGATGGTCGGCGCGTTCATCGCTGGCACCGCTGGCGAACTGGTGAACTTCGGCAAGGTGGCGAACGCCGTCGCCTACATCCTTGCCAACCCCGGCAATGCCGCCGCAGCAAAGGTCGGATTCGCCGAAGCGAAAGACGCCATCGGCCAGATGGGCAAGATGATCGGCGAAGCGAACGTCGATTTCGAGCAGATGGCGGAGACCTTCACGAAGGGTTCTTTCCGGCGCGCTGTCGAAGAACAGTTTGCACTTGCCGATGCCAGCAAAGGCACCAGCAAGGCAGCAGAAGAAGCCCGCAAGTCGCTGGACAACTACAGCAACGCGACAGACCGGTCAAAAGACGCAGCCAAAGCCGCAGCCACAGCAGCACAAGCGCTCCGCATGGCGCTGGTCAATCTTGAGCAAAAGAACATTCAGATCGCGTTCGAGATAGATCAGGACAAGATCAAGTCCGACATCGCTGCACTGGAGGACTTGTTCAAGCGTGTCGGTGGCAAAGACCTCGCCGACCAGATCACGGCGCTGCAAAACCAGGCAACGGACCGGTTCGCGGAGAACGTGCAGACGCGATACGCCGCCTTGGTCAACGCGCTGAACGCAGAGGCAAAGCGAATCAACGCGATGCCGCAGGACGGCGAACGCGACCGCGCGCTAGAAAAGTACGTCAAGGAATACGAAAAGCTCGGCCCACTGGCGAAAGAGCTGGCAGGCATCGAAGGCAAGCGCAACGAGGATACCCGCAACGCGGCGAACCGTATCCGTCAGCAGATCAAGGAAATGGAGGACGGTTACAAGGCCGTCTGGCGTGGTCTGGACGACTACGTGAATTCGCTGGCGGACGCGCAGGCAGAACGCGCGCTGGAACTCGTCATGATCGGCCGCACGAAGGAGGAGCAGGACCGGCTCACCATCGCGGCACGGACGGAGCGCGAGGTGCGCGCGCTCACGGTGCAGTTGGTTCGCTTGCAGGAAGATGCGCTAGGCGACCTTACGGAAGAGCAGCGTGCGGTCAACAAAGCGGCACAGGAAGCGATCCTGCTGCGAATCGACCTGACCAAGAAAGAGGGCGAAGCGCAGACCGCACACGCCGCAAACCGCAAGGCGCTGGAAGACGAAACCACGCTCTGGAAGTCGATGGCGGACACCGCCGCAGGCTTCTTCGAAGACCTGTTCCAGAACGGTCGCAGCGCGTTCGGTCGGCTGTGGGATCAGGCGAAGGCGTTCTTCGCAAAACTGGCCGCGCAGTTGCTGGTCAAGTGGGTGCTGAATATCGATGTCAGCGGCGGCGGCGTCATGGGCGCGCTCGGGTCACTGCTTGGCGGGGGTGGCAGCGGGGGCGGCATAGGCGGCGGAATTCTCAGCAGCGTGCTGGGCGCATCCGGTATCGGCGGCGGCATCATGGCTGGCCTATTTGGCCCCGGCTCATCGTTGGGCGGCGCGCTTGGTCTGGCATCGTCGGTCGGGCCGCCAACAGCCCTTGCTGGCGCTGGTGTGGCTGGCGGCTCGGGTACTTTTGGCGGAGGGATTGCAAGCGTTTTGCAATCAATCCCAGCGTGGGGCTGGGTGCTGGCAGGGATTGCGGCGATTGCCTCAACATTCATCAAGGATGAGAAGGGCATCAAGATCGACAACAACCTGACGAATGTCGGGAATCCGTCGAGCCACTTCGAGTCATCGGCCATCAGCGCGTTTGACATCTCCGG